ACCGTGGGCGAGCGGAGATCGGTGTCCAAAAGTGGGTCCCGCATGGTGGTGGACTGAAGAAGAAGACCATTATACTGGGCTTTAATGATTAAAGCCCAATAAGAAATGTTGGGCCTCAATTATATTCCCTGATGGTGATGGATAATTCTCTTTGCATGATGCGTGTGTCATTATGTTAATCATCCTATTAACATAATCATTAGAGGAAATTAAACTGTGAACTTCTTATTGAATACGTACGGTTCGATTACATCCATTCCCAATATCTCTGGGTTTTCAAGTACAATTATATCAAGCCTCTGAACAATGTCTTCGATCTCGATCTCTTGTATCTTTGCTCCGTTGTATGCGAATAGGAAATTCGCTATGATATTCCCTTCAAAGCCGTTGAAGTCGAATGGAACGTGCATGTCTCCGTACGTGTACTTCACTATCCCTTCATACTTGATGATCGCTGGTGACTTGGTGGATACTAGACTCATGTGAATGAAGATCTTCATGTTCTCCATGATGCGAACGTCGACCGTGAACCTGACTGCCTCCTTGGTTGTTCCGCTCCTTGTCATTCTGTTTTTGTGATGGAATTGTTTATTATCCCTTCATTTATAGACTTGAACATGAGATATTTAGTGTTGTTGTGTGGTTGTGAGGGATCCATTAATATGTGATTGTGGATTAAAATCCCAAAGTGATGATGGAGATGTATTACATGTGCGGTGACGTTTGCTGTGATTCTTCATACATGGGTTTGTACGTATATCCCTATATACGTGAGTTCAAGAAAAAGGATAAGAAAAAGAAAAAAGGAAATACAGGAAACATGAAACCCGAAAGAAAGGAAATATATTTAAACTAAAAAAAGAAAAGGGAGCGCAGCGATAAAAAAAATAATCGGAAAAGAAAAAAATAAGAAAATCAAATAAAGAAAATTCACAAAGAAAAATAAAGAAGAAAAAATCCGATGTGAAAACGAAGCCGTTTTAAGGAGGAAAAGGAAAGAAAACGGTCAATTTATATTTTTTACCATTTACTTAACGGTAAATGGTAAATAAGTTAAAAAGAGTTAAAAAATGGTGTCCCCGATAGGTAAATGAGTCCCCAATATATCGGGTCCTCAATTGGGGACAGGAAAGAGAAATAATTCCTCCCTTCCTAAAATACCCCCGTTTTTGTTTCTTAGAGGCGCGTCGGAGTGCGCCGATAAAGTTAACATTCTCTCTCCTATTTTAGGACCTAATGCAATTTCACGGTGATCGGAGTCGAATTTTCCGACACGCGCGGCGGTGTGTACCCCTGGGAGGGTAGGTACCACTACGCTACGCAGCAGCCTTAGCTCGCCCACGTTCTAATATT